AGCCGTTCATAGCCTGCAGCGACTGCAAAGAGGTATCGGCATTGCGTGCGTACTGGGCATACCCGGGCTGAATGCGACGCGGGGTGATGCCCGGCAATGCTGAACTGAATGCGCTGATCTGGATGGCTGCCATTGGTTACCTTTACGCTTTCTGGGTTAAAAGCTGGCCATGTCGAATCTGGTCAACAAAAATGGAAAAGCTGTGCAAGCCATAAAAGGGAAGAGAACATCAAGGACTGAATCCGTAGACCACCCGGTTGTAACCCCTTCATGCCACTTTACAGGTAGAGGCTGCCCGTAAACCCAGCCTCGACTGGTTGCCAGCTTATACTCATGCTGCGCGATCTCACGCCCAAGAAAAACTGCTGCAGCAAAACAGCCTCCAGCCAGCGCCCCAAGAAACGGCCAAATCAGGAATTGGATGAAAACCGCGATCAATGCATGCTCGATATGCGTTTTGTTTAGATGTTGGGCCATTCAACACTCCACGGGTATCCCGGTTGCATAGTGATGTCGCGTAATTCCTGCCGGTACGTGATGATGTTATCAGGCACAGATTCGCCGGTTTCCTGTTGCCGAATCACGTACCAATCTGTCTGTATTAAAAGCTCTGTGCGCATGGCATCAATACGCTCCTTGGCTTTACGTATGCGCCATTCTTCATCGGTCTCCACTGGACCGCCCATCATCTCAAGTTCATCAACTACTACGTCAGTCATGCTGCCCTCCTGAAAATGGCAGAGTTAAGAGTCTTTTCGATCACCGGCATAGCATCGCCGTGGCGCGCGTGGGCGATCATGCTGTTCAGTTGCTGGTGTATGTCGGCAAGGTTTGCAGTGCCGGCGGCATAATCCCGCTGCAGCTTACGCACCCGGCGCTTGAATCGGCGCAGGCTTGCTTTACGCAACCGTCGGCGGTCAGGCCAAAGGTGGTACCCGAGGAAATCCAGCCCGCGACCGCATTGGTGCGCGATGGGGAATACGCCGGTTTTGTGGTTCGTCTCCAGTGCCAGGTTGTCGCCAAGCCAGCGTTCGGCATCCAGTCGAAGCGCGTGCAGGTGCTGCTTGTCGTGACTCAGTACAACCCAATCATCCATGTAACGCGCATACCACCGTTCCTGTCGGCGGCATTTGATCCACTGATCAAAGTCGTCCAGATAGATATTGGCGAATAACTGGCTGGTGAGGTTGCCGATCGGCAGTCCTTGCTCTGGCCGGCCATGCTCGCTGTAGCTGTCGATGATGTTATCCAGCACATTTATCAACGCCTGATCAGCAATGCGCTTGCGTAGCAGTAGCTTCAGCTTGGCGTGATTGATACTGGCAAAGTACTTGCGGATATCGGCTTTCAGCGCATACAGCTTGCCATGCTTGCGCAGGCATTCGCGCATCATAGCCTGCACCTGGCTTGCGCCAGCATGAGTACCTTTGCCCACTCGACAGGCGTAGCTGTGACTGATAAACCGTGACTCCCAGATCGGCTCAATCACTGCCATGATGGCGTGCTGAACCACTCGGTCACGGAAGTCCTGCAGCGCGGCCACTTGCCGGGTCTTAGGTTCGTGTACCAGAAAGTACCGGTAACCGCCGGTGCGGTATTCACCCCACATCAGCTCGTTCTGCAGCTGAATCAGATTGCCCTCAAGATCCTTCTCAAAATGTCGGCAGGCCCAGCTTTTACGCTTCCCTTTTCGTGCTGATAGGTACGCCTGATACAGTGCGTCAAACGTAATAATCTGCTCAAACAATCCCGTGTAAGTCTTTGCCATCATTGAGTCCTTGTGTAGATGGTCGAGGCGCACAGGCTTCCCTGTAGCGGTACTACGCGCACGCCTCTGAGTGTTTTTCGGCATCAGCCGAGGATAAGGCATCCTTTCAGCTGCGCACTGGATCGCCGCCCTTGAGCGACGAACTTCTGGCGCAACGTGAGCTGGAAGCGGGGACGGAACCCGATATTGCTGTTCGCGTTCGTGCGGCCGTTGTTGAGGTTCACAGCAGCGAGACCAGCATTGCCCGCATTGTTGCGATTGCCGCCGCGGAACGGGAGTCCATGTTTAACACCTTACCCTTATGCCCTATGTGGCCGGCTTGTTGGTGGAATGGATATAGCCCAGCCAACCGCCAACCATGCGCCCGATCTCATTCAAGTGCCGAGACCAGACCTCATACTGCTTGAACGGCAGAAAACCCAGCTCCATCGATAGCCGTACCAATGACCGCAACAGATCCAGCTCTGCATCCAGATCCTGCAGCGTCGTCTTCTTGTGGTAGCGCCGATTGCAGATGATGATCAGGCGCAGCAGCCGGAACATGCTCTGCCTGATCTCTGCGCTCAACACATGCTTTTCAGACTTCGGAAACTGGCGCAATGCGGCATAGCCATACTTCGTCATTTCCTCCGCCTTGAGTCTGATTTGTAGATCCTGTTGTGACATGAAATCCCTTTACGCCCGGCTACCGCCGGGCTTTACAGGTTGCTGGGTTGCAGATTACGGATTGCGAAAGCGGGGACGGAACCCGAGAGCGCTGTACGCGATCGTGCGGCCGTAGCTGAGGTTCACAGCAGCGAGACCAGCAGCGCCCGCAGTGTCGCGAGCGCCGCCGCGGAACGGGAGTCGCTCCCCGGTCAGGTTGATATACTGATAGCCCGTCGGATCAGCGACTCCGTTGGGCACGATCAGCGCCTGCTTCAGCGAGTCTGGCGCACCTGTGGCATCAATGGTGGACCAGGTGCGAGCGCTCGGCAGCGTGAAACCAGTATTGGTGTACTGCGCCTCGGTGTAGTCGCCGCTGTCCGGTGCCAGCTGCACCACGCCGTCCAAGATTTTCATGCCGTATAGCCATTCCCAGACGTTGCCGACCAGATCGCTGATACCTGCCGGTGAGTTATCGTGCCGCCAAGTATTCGGGCCAGAGCCTGTCAGGATGTTGCCGATACCAGAGCTATCACCCGGTGCATACGTCGCACCGTCCTGCCTGACACCCGTTTCCCATTTGCTGTCATGATGCCGTCCGTGGTTCGTATTGCCGCGCGGTTCAAAGCCGTTGGCCATGCACCACAACGCAACCGCCGCCCAATCCCAGATGCTCATCAGATCCCAGCCAGCGCCATTGGCCTGACATGCTGCGCGCGCATTGTCGTAGTTGATACCGACCCATGGAACCCTGCCCGCTTGGCTGACCGCCTCACCGTTGAGTTCTGATGCCTCATGGACTCCGATGAAAATCTCAGTGGCGGCAACACCGTTGAACATGAAAGCAGGGTGCGTTCCCGTGCCTGCAGTCCATCCCGGGATGTCCTCCATGTTGAAACGCGGCAGGACATACATGATGCACGGCTCGCCTTTCGCTGTGTAGATCACTGTTTGGCGTCCGCCGGATTCTGACTCAACGGCTTTGCGCAGCGGGTCAACTGACAGTATTGTCGGGGATGCGCCTACGGTTAGCACGCGTCCAGAAGTTGTATCCTCAGGGCTGGTGATTACGTCAGCCGCCGCCGCTGTACCAGCATCAGAGATGGTGCTTAACGTCTGTGTGCCAGTGTGAGTCGCACGGTTACGCAGTTGGGCATCAGTCGCATTTTTGGTGGCCCCGGTTGCAATACCCGCCAGCTTGGTCTTCTCGACTGAGCTGTAGTCCTCCGTCGAGAGCTGTTTGCCCGCTACCTTATCGACCTTCTGATCCAGTGCCGACTGCAGCCCCGCCACCCCAGCAATCGACAGCGCGTCAAGGTCAGCCCGGTTGATCTTGATAAAGTCCACGATCTCCTGCAGCTGGTCCAGCGTCGTATCATTTGACAACAGCAGCGTTCCGATCGCATCCAGCTGTGCCTGCAAACCGGTCACCGTACTGATCGGCTGCTCGCCCGTGTGCGTGGCGCGGTCTCGAAGCTGGGCGTCGGTGGCATTCTTGGTCGCTTCAGCCTCAATCAGCTCCAGTTTGTTCATCAAACTGGCGAGACTCGGCTGCAGCAAAATAGCACCTGCTGACCAAGTCTGCTGGGCGCTACCCTCCTGCGCACGGGTGACCCCCTCCAGCACAAACGAGGTCGTTGTCTCTGTCACCGACGTATAACCGATATACTCAGCCTGACCGATCTGGTGCTCGCTGTCGATCAGCAGAACAACGCCCGGCCCGATCGGAGGGCGGAACGGCGCAGCGGCCTTGTTAAACGTCCAGGTGGCCGGGTCAGTCAAAACCGCACGGACCAAATTCTCATACGCCATTATCACATCTCCCGAACACGGAGTTTAAAGTCAATCTCTTTCACACGGTCCTGCAACGTCGTCAGCACAACGCGCAGTTTGTAGGTCACGCCGTCCGTGCCGCCGCCAAGCCAGACTTTGGCCATCTGCCGGTCGTCGCCAAAGATCACCACCGGAGCATGCGGCGTGGGACCAGCGGCCAGCTCCCCGTCGCCCTCAACAACCTCAACCTCAGCGGACACCAACTCGTCGCTCGGCAGCGTCTTAAACCAGCGCCGCAGGTCGATGTCGTAATCAAGGACATCGCTCGGCTGTTTCTCAAATCTTTCCATCAGACAATAATCTCCCGCTCGTTCGTGTCGATCTCGACCACAGCCACTCGCTCCGGAACAACCGCTGTTCGCCACTCAGGTGCCGGATAGAAGTCGTTAATCTTCATGCCGCCAACCCCTGTAGCAGACCCGTCAGCACCCGCGGGGTACAGCAAATACGCTGACCACACTGCAACCGCTGCTAGCGCGTCCGCAGGTGATGCAGATACTGGCGTAGTCTTCACCGCTACACCCACCGCCTGACTATTCGCGGCAATCACCACATCCGACTGCGCGGTACGATCGACCACGCCACTTGCACGGCCCTCGACCAACACACCAAGGCCGTAGCCCAACATCGTGCGTTCAGCACCAACATCGACAGTTGTCGTTGCAGCCGCTTCACCAAAGCCCGCTGCATCACGCAGCAGCTCAGTGTTCTCAGCGGACGCCTGCGCCGAGATAGCCGCGCGGGCCAGTCGGACTTTGACCGCGCCGCCTGATGTCAACGACGCGCTGAACACCAGGTCTGCGTCGGCCTTGGTCACGCGCCACGCGGTGCCGTCAAGCGCCGCCGTGGCCCTGCCCGCGCCTGAAGGGAATGTCTGGCGATGCAGCGTGCCCTGCGCGTACCCGTAGGCAAGCGCCGTTCGCCCGGTGTCGTAATGTGTCGCGTTGAGGCCCGCTGTAGCCGCCGCCGCGCCGGGTGCTGTACCCTTTGCACCTTTCCAATGGTTTGAAGTCAGCGACTCACTCTCCGCTGAAACCACCAACACGCCGCCGCTGCGCTTGCGTTTATAGCTGACCCCGCTGGCTTCGCAGTTCACCCGCGCGGTATCCACGACAGGCTGTAGTGTCACTTGCGCCGTAAGCGCAGCCGGTGAGCGCGCATGGCCCGTGGCAAACAGCGTCTCGTTCAGCGCCCATTCACCGTATGCTGACGCCGTCGCGAGCACCACGGATGCGCCGCCGCGCGTCGCAAGCTCTATCCCGTCGATTGCTGCCGTAGCCGCTGTAGATGATTGGCACCGGACAACCTTCTCGCAGCGCCCGGTTAGCGCGGCCTGCGCTGCGCCGAAGCCACTGGCGTACAAGCCATCCGGCAGGCCCAGAATCGATGCAGACGCAACCGCCTCCTGGACGCCCGGTAAGGTGACGACCGCCTCCTGCCAGCCAACCGTTACTGCGTCAGCCGCGGCAAAACCGCCGCTTTGTCGGTAAAGGTATCGAACCGTGTTCGCCGGTTTCGCTTGCGCAGCGGCGTGTGCCGTGCCGAAGAAATCCGCTTGTGGAGACAGGGACACGAGCGCAGCGACCAGTGCCGCTCCGCCAAATGAGAGAATGCGATTAACAGTTGCAGAAGGGGCCGCGACTGCAGTGCCTTCTGCCTGTGTCTGATGCTCGGACTTAACCGAGCTGTAGCCGACTGACTCTAGCCCTAGTCCGAGCATGTGGTTGTACCTTTACGCCAGGGTGACTTTCAGCGAGCCGACCGGGAATGACAGCACGTCAGACGGATCCAGTGTCTTCGGGTTTGTCAACGGTGCGTGGTACAACAGGTTACCGCCGGTCGCCGCGTCATAAAGCGCCCAGTGAGTAACGGATACCTGACCATCAACGATTGCCGGGAAGGTGATCTGTTTGGCGTTCGCAGTGTAGCCCTCAGATGCGTGTGGAATATCCCAGCCATCGGCAACAGTTGTTGAGTGGCACTGCTGACGCGCATACGCAGAGTCAGCGACCTCCGTACCGGTGCCGGCATCCGTCGGGTCAGACGTAAACAGGGCAACGTATACAGCACCGCCCGTGTAAGTGCCGCCACGGAGCGTGGCGTTAATGAGCGCTTGCTCAAGGTGATTTGAGAATGCAGACATGATGTTACCTCTTGCTATTTAGATGAATCGACGGGGTTTTACAGTTCTAGACCCAAACGCCAGGCCGTTTTGTGATCGCTGCCGCGCTTCGGCAATGAACGCCTGCCACTGGATATAGTTGGTTTGCGCTACCTGCGGGTTGGCCCATTCGACGCCGCTCATCTTGGCCATCCTGTATATCAGTCCGGCAACGAGCGCATCCTCATGCGCATCCAGCACGGTAGGCAGCTGATCTGACCTAAGCCCTGGGCGCAAGGCCAGCATGGCTTTGATAATGCCGGATTGTTCAGGTGCGCTGCTCAAGCGCATGACTGACGGACTCGGTTGCGTGTAATGGATTCCTCGCGTCATTCCGGGAATTGAGGTTATAGATACGACCTCGCTACCACTGGGCGCATAGATATCAGCCTCAACACTGCCGGCATAAATCTCAATTTCTTCTTCCTGTTGCCAGACAAAGGTTTCACTGCAAAATTCTCGCGCAACACGCTTGGCTGCATCGAGAACAGCAGGCCGGAATACACCCGGCAATTCAGGAATGGCCATATCAACCAGGTCGTCGTATGTCATGCCCGAGCCTGCTGTGAATTAGGTGAAGTGCCCATGTCCATCTGTCCTTTGCCGCCCAGCTGTGTATTAAATGCGTTGTAGTGCATCGCGGCACGATTGGCGTTGCCGGCAAAGTCGGCATCCTTGGAATAGGCGCGGTACAGGATGTAGTCAACAATGGCTGGAGCGTAACTATCGTCCAGCTTTATTGTGTCTGTTTTACTGATGCTAAAGTTTGGGCTATGCGGCTCGGGCACTCTTGAGTAGACAATCTCCACCTCAACCCCGGCTGCGGATGGCGGGTACACATAAAAGTGACGGGGAGCCATTTCATCAAAAACGAAGTGTTCAATCTCGGATGATTCTGGCTCGCCGTGCCATCCTCGGCGTGTAGCATCAAGCTGTCGGCGGTCACACACCATAATGGCCCGCTTGCTGCCTCCCATGTTGCGCACCACGTCAAGCAGGCGTAGACCTGATGTTGGAATGGTTTGCTTGGTTCCAGCCACCAGATTCAGGCTTTCGTTTGCAGACGCTGCATCCGGTCGCAGACCGATAATTGACTGGTAGGCTTCGTTGAGCCAAGTGATCAGCTCCTCGTTGGTCCACCGAGTACCATCAGCGGTGACTTCCTGCAGCGTGGTTTTGGTGCGCTGCACGATGTTTTCTACAGTGGTAACCGCCATGATTTACCCCTCCACGATTTCCACCATGTCCGGGTGCTTGTCGAGGTGTTTGGTCCACAGCAGGATGCGGCCGGTGATTTTGTGGCGCA